CATTCTTGTTATTCGTAACAACTCTGCAATTAGTTACATTGTGTAAGTCTATCATCTAATACTCCCATATTTCACTATCAATTTGCTCACGTAAGAACTCTTCTTCATCAGGCTTAAGCTTACCAGAAGTAGCCAGTTCTTCTGCTTTTTCGTAATCTTCTGCCTCAATATAGTACACCTTTTTGTGTCCCGTCACAATCTCTACTCTGTATTCACTCATCCTCATCGTCCTCGTAAAGCTCAATATAAAAGTTAACACCGCCCAATCTACACCCGTACATATCCACCATATCTACGGTGGCATTGTGTTCTACAGGACAAGCCGCCAACCATTCCCAAAACTTCTCATCGTATAGATCCATGCTAACCCCACTGATTTGCCATAGCATCTGCGATACCTTGAAAGGTCTTGCTGCGTATTTTCCACCGATCTTTAGATGGTGGCAAGTAGTGCAAGCGCATCCGCTCGTTTCTAGGTAGAGCATCGTACTGCTCTTTCACGTTGTTAGTATCCACTAACTTAGGCAGATTATGCAACCATAGCCCTGTCTTTTTAGACTCAGGATGTCCAAACATCCAAGGCTGTACGTATTGCTTAGGCTTGAACGGTAGTACGCCGACAGGGTTTTCCATACAAACCTTATCACATACACTGGTAGCTAACTCCCAAAGCTTTGTAGTCCATTCGATAGAATCTAATCTCTGGGCATGTTTGGGCATACCTTTACCGTACCATGCATTACCTGACACTGCCAAGGCTGTGCAGGGTGGATGCATTATAATCAAGTCCCAGTTCCGCCACAAGATTGCGTCTTTACAGTCGCCCTGCAAATGATACTCGCTACCATCATCGGCAGGTAACAAATCACAAGACCAAGCCTCATGGCCCTGCGCCCTAAATGCTTCGCGCACAGTACCGCTAGATTCACAAGCTACTAAAACTCTCATTTGTTTATTCTCCTAAAATTAGCACGACGTTCCAACTCCACCTGGCACACCAGTGCCGCTTGGATATTCTCATCACACAGTTCTGAACTTTCCAATGTGATCTTGTGTATCGGTAGGTTCCTAAGTTCGCTCGCCTTCTGCCAGCGTAGCAAGGCCTCCTCAATCACAAGTGAATCAGGCCAAGCCTTTAGATCATTGATGTCCATTGTCATCCTCCTATCTACAGACCAGTTACAAAAAGATTATCAGCAGCACACTCAAACCCTATGATCTGATGTTTAATGATGCGCTCTTGGTCATCATCCAGTTCACAGCCAACGCACAAGACAAGATCTTCAGCGTCTACGGATTCATCAACCGTGATAGCAACTTGCATTTCAATAGTTTTAGTTTTCATAACATCCTCCAAAAGTTACATTGTGTAATTTTATGCGACCTGTACCGTTGGTATCATCGCAGTCTTAAACTTACTGGCACCAGCGCCATGCACCGTGATCGCTATGTTCTGTCGTGTACCTTCGCACAATCCACAGTCTATGCATTGCAGACCTTGCGAATCAGCATAGCACTCAGCCTCATCGGACGCAAGGCTATCACCAGCCATTGCCACTCTGAAAGTCTTAGCGCCCATTGCCTGATACTTTGTGGCTTGCTTAGGACTATCAGCACTCACCATACACAAACCAATGAAGCGTTTGTCAAAGTTTTTGTGCATGATCTGGTGAGTATACCCTGTATGCCCAATGCCTAAATCAGCAACACCTTGCATCACTTCAAACGGCGCAGCCGCAGGATCGCCATAGGCACCAAGCCTAATCTTACGTCCCATGAAAAGCTCAGCATGAATGTCAGGATCAAAGAGCGGATAACTCCCTGCTTTGTATGCATCGTATACACGGCTCGGCGCTTGCCAAACTGTAACGTAACAAGTGCCTTGCCTATGTGGACAGGAGCCGCAAATAGAATAGTCCGCACCAGTATCCAATGCCAGTTGCGGCTTCATATCACTACGGATAATCCAAGTCTGCACCATGTTACCTGTCTTGATGTTAGAACTTTTGAGTGTGGCAATAACCACAATCGGCTCACCGTCCAACATGCTTGGCCCTTCGTACAGGATCACGCCGTTAAGTTTTGGTCGTGCTTTTATTTTGATAGCACCTTTTAATATGCTCATTGTGTACCCCTAAAAGTTACATTGTGTAATTATTCTACATCCTCAAAAGCTTTTAACGCAAGCTTTACCCTGTCGATCTGATCGCTGCATTGGCGCGTACCTGTAAAATTAAAAGGAGTACCGTCCCTGCTGACCAAGCGCAGTTCATCTAAGAATTCAAGAGCTTTTAGCTTTGTCTGCAAAAACTCCACCACATCCTCACCGATGGCTGCTACTTTGTCATTGTGTTCCATAAGTCTCATTGTTGTTCACCTTTTCTTATTGATACTTCATTGACCACAATAGCTTCAAGCCTACGCAAATCATCATCGCTCAAATCTGAAATAGCCAGCCACGTTCCTATCGTGATGCCTCGACGCTCGCCAGCCCAGACTTGAACTTTACGCTTAGCCGTGGCGCTAGTCATTTGATCAACCAATTCTTGAATATCCGAATCTACATAAAGCATTTGATGCCTCCAAAAAAGTTACATTGTGTAAGTTCTACCAGCGATGCCAGCCTTCCCTGCCATTAATGCGCCGCCATTCAAAGTTAAGAACTTCGGCTATTCTACTCACAACATCGCTGTTATCGCAAGTATCTTCGACTAGTTCAGCAATATCGTTTAGCTGATCGGTTAAGCCTCGCAGCCGCTTTTGCAGCCTTTTGATCTCGTCAAGGTGCGTGACAGTATGCAGCCAATCTTGCTCGCCCTTGTAGTTAAAAGAACATTCAGAACCGTCACTAAAAGTAACGATAGTATGATCTGCGTAGACTTCCCCTGAATTATCGTGAGTGAAGTAGCTAACGTCAGCGCCAGCATCAAAAGCCTTCACAATTTCTTCATGGTCTGCGTATTTTAGACTACGTTCTACGCTTAGAAATTCTTCTGCCAATGTCATTTTAAAGCCTCCAAAAAAGTTACATTGTGTAAGTTTAGCGCGAATTGATGATAAGCGCAAAGATACCTATAAAGCCTTGGAAAAGAGAACACACGCCCAGTATAGGGAAAATTGTGTGAACGTTCAAACCTGTTGCATACAGCGCAAGTGATGCAATACCAAACGCTAATGCCAATAAACAATAAAAGATCAGGAAAAGATTTTCTGACAAACTCATTTTGAAACACTCCAAAAAATTACATTGTGTAAGTTTACCTGGCCTATAGGCGTAGCTATACCGTCCCCATACTTGGCAAGGTCGAGCAGTTTTGCGTCATGCTCAGGACGCTAGGGGATTACTTGCTAAGCGCGTCCGCTAGGATCTGTGCCAGTTCGCCTTGTTGCTCGGCGCTTAATTGTGCCGCCTTGTTGAACAGTTCAATCAGTACGGGATTGACTAATCCGCTCGGAATTGCGCTGGGCGCTTCTGTCTCGTTGCCCGATTCTGGCGTTAGGTCTGCTTTTTGGCCATCACTGCCGCTCGCTGGCGTCTTATTCTTAGCTTGTGCTGCCGCCTTCAATTCCGCATAAAGTTCTGCGCGTGACTCAGGCTTGCCAGTAAATTCCTTACAATATCGCTTAAACTCGGACAGTGTAACACCTAATCGCAATACGCCAGCTTCTTGCATTTGCGCCGCATTCTTAAAACCTGCCGCATTACAGAAGGCCATTTGGAAAGCCTTAAACTGCGCTTCATCGTGCGCATGTATTGCGCCCTTGAATATCTCAAAAAGCCTTTGAACTTCATTGTCGCTTTTCTTGCCTGTCTTGATCATATCTTGAACAAGCTTTCGAGATTCTGCCGCAACTTCGGCTGTCATAAGATCGTTTACAATTTTCTTTTCAAGTTTCATTTTTCTATCCCCTAGAAATTTTGTTTAGTTTCTGTCGCTGTTTTGCGGCGACGGGGTGAACGATGGACTACAACAGAAAACCTGTCAAACGATTTTTTAAAAAAAGTTTAATTAATTTTTAAAAGCTAATAAAAACAATAGGTTACAAGGCAAATTATTTTAGGTAAAAGCCTTGCAATGGGTAGACTTTGCACAAACCTGCGCAGATTTTAAGGCCTTGAAAGCTTTTGAGTAGGTGGCGTTTTGGTGGTTAGTTTTGGTGATACTATATAGGGGAATCGAAAGGCTGGGGAGCTTAGCAAAAAACGTGCCAAGTTCTTGAAAAGCTTGGAAAGGTTTGTTAGTACTCACTAACATTTAAAAGCTTTAAAAGGGCGCTGAAAGATTGTCAGGCCTTCGGAATACTCAAAAGCCTTTTAAGAACTTTTAGGAATATGAGTAAACCTGGCACGAATCTTGCAAGGCTTTTGAAGGTGGCACAGTATTTGCAAGGCTTCAGAAGTTGGCACGGCTTTTGCAGGGGTAGGCAGGTGGCCAGGGGGCCTGGGGTATATATATACTAATTCGTATACATTTTAAAGGCTTTTCAAGTTGTCAAGGCTTGTGGCCCATGAGTACTTTTAGGCCGCTGATCCCTTTAAGTACTTTAAAGTACCTAGAGGCTGATGTATATATACTTGAACCTCGGCGGCCTGTTACTCTAGTATAGGGTTGAAATTTCAATTTGTCAAGTTTTTTTTGATTTATTTCAGAAAAGACTTGACAAAACCCAGATCTGACCCTATACTATCTTACATGAATGGATATTTACCTCAAAAACAGAAAGAACGTGAATTAACAGAAAAACAACAAAAGTTCTTGGACTGTCTAATCCAAACGGGAGGTGATCCAAAATACGCAGCGGAGCTTGCAGGATATTCAGAAGGTAGCTATTTCCAAGTAATCAAATCACTTAAACATGAAATAATAGAACTGGCCTCTAATATTCTTGCTCAATCTGCACCCCAAGCTGCTCTCAAGCTTGTTCAGGTGATGAATACAGATGATCCTATGCCTCAAGCTAACGTAAGGCTACAAGCTGCACAGACTATTTTAGATCGTACAGGATTAGGCAAGCAAGATAAGTTAGATGTTAATGTAGAGTCTGAAGGTGGTTCTTTATTTATCCTTCCTGCTAAAACAGTTGTAGAAGGTGAATACGTTGAAGTTACCGAAGACTAAACCACGTACACAGGGCGTTGCGCCATTTGCATACGATACAGATGCAGAGAACAAGGTCTTTGTACGTAATGAAGCTAAATACAAGATACTCAAAGAAGTAGTAGAAGGTATTGTTGCAGGATCAATTAAGTCTATACGTGAAGGTAGACTATTTGTAGAAGCAAAAGGTTACAGTATATCCGTACAGTCTCTTTCAAAGTACGTAAAGGATGAAAGAGAAGCTGTAGGTCATAAAGGCAAGTATCATTACAGTACTGCCCAGAAAGCAAAGAATGCAGCTAGAAAGTCTTTAAGAGAGAAGCAAAAGAAAGTTGAAGCTCTTGATAAGAAGTTAAGGGCTGCTAAAGCAAGTTTAACAACACAGACTAAGGTTCAAACTAAATTAGATGAACCTGAAGATGTTACTACAGTTACTGGCAAGGTTGTTACTGAAGATGAGTTAGATCTACTAGCTCCCAGTACAAAAGAAGTAGTTGAAGATAAGGTTATCTTTAAGCCCAACGAAGGGCCTCAAACAGACTTCTTAGCAGCCCCAGAAACGGACGTATTGTACGGTGGCGCAGCAGGGGGTGGTAAGTCCTACGCTATGCTTGTAGATCCCCTGAGATTCGCTCACAGGGCTGCTCACAGGGCGTTAATACTAAGACGCTCAATGCCTGAACTCAGGGAACTTATAGATAAGTCTAGGGAGTTATACCCAAAGGCTTTTCCAGGGTGTAAGTTCAGAGAAGTTGAAAAGATCTGGACTTTCCCATCAGGAGCTAAACTAGAGTTTGGTTTCTTGGAACGAGATGCAGATGTGTACAGATACCA